CGACATTGTGCGTTCTTTGTATGCGGCAATCAAGGCTGAATTCTCTGTTGTTATTTGGCCAAGAAGAATTGAACAGAAGGATGTCAATGACATGGTATTGAATGGCGTTGCTGATATTGAATCTGTGTTATCACAACACACATATAAGGGTTTGGAAGCTGAGTCAGAGTTTGGGTTGTGGAAGAAAATAGCTTGAAAGGAAAACGTAATGACCAATTTTCAGAAAGTTCGAGAATTCATGCTGGCGTTTGGGCATGGTGCGCCGGAAAAATATACTGAGTTGACAATGGAACAATTGGACTTGCGATTGCGTCTCATTGAAGAAGAATTGAACGAAGTAGAAGAAGCCATGCTTGAAAATGAGCCAGTCAATATAGCAAAGGAATTGACTGATCTGTTGTATGTGGTCTATGGAACTGCTGCTGCATATGGAATAGAAATCGACGAGTGTTTCGATGCGGTACACAAGTCAAACATGAGCAAATTGAATGCAGACGGAAAGCCTTCTTATCGTGAAGACGGTAAAATCCTAAAGGGCGATCTGTACAAACCAGCCGATTTGACAGACATCGTGAAATGAGGAAATTTGCAATGGTCGATGCATTGTTGGATGAACATGTCAGATGGGCAACGCATAAGGAATGTATTGATTGTTGTTCTGTAAGCACACGATTGTTGGTCGGGAGGTCTGTTAGATGGGAAGTTGAGTGGGCTGTCACGTTTAGCGTTTGGCGAAAGGCCAGGATGCAATTGAAGGAAGATCATTATGATTGAAATGAATATCTGGCGGACATTCACGTGGCAAGTCTGGGGCCAAATAGGACGGCAAATTGGCGGTAAAGTCAGGCGGAAAACCAGCAAGAGAATAGGACATCAAACTGTACGGCAAATACAGGGGCAATTGATGGAAGATTGCAATGAATAACGAAAGAGTTGAAGACGTTTGGTTGCAAGTTGATTTACAAATCTTGCAGCAAATCAAGCGACAAGCGTGGGATCAAACCGAAGAGCAATCCTGGGATCAAGTATGGGATCAAGTCGAGAATCAAGTATGGGATCAAGTCTATCAGCATCGGTTTCATTTTAAAGAGCAATTGAGAGGTGATTTTGATGAACAGTAAAAGAATTGAAAATATTTGGTTGCAAGTTGATCTACAAATCTGGCAGCAAGTCAGGACGCAAGTATGGGATCAAGCCGAAGAGCAAGTCGAGAAGCAAGTATGGGATCAAGCCGAAGATCAAGTCTGGCGGCAAGCTGATCGGCAAATCTGGCGGCACGTTTTGAGGCAATTGAGGTATGATTGCAATGAACGGCAAAAGAATTGAAAATGTTTGGTTTCGAATTGATCAACAAATCTACCGAGAAGGCAGGACGCAAATCTGGCAGCAAGTCGAAGAGCAAGTCAGGTGTCAAGTTTGGGATCAAGTCGAGAAGCAAGTATGGGATCAAGTTGATCGGCAAATCTGGCGGCACGTTTTGAGGCAATTGAGGTATGATTGCAATGAACGGCAAAAGAATTGAAAATGTTTGGTTTCGAATTGATCGACGAATCTTGCAGCAAATCAAGCGACAAGCGTGGGATCAAACCGAAGAGCAAGTCAGGTGTCAAGTTTGGGATCAAGTCGAGAAGCAAGTATGGATGCAAGTTGATCGACAAGTCAGGTTTCACGCTAGACAGCAATTGAGAGGTGATTTTGATGAAAATTGATCATCTAGTTCAGCAGATAATTATGTGGCAAGTTGTGCGAGAAGTCGAGCAGTACGTCGAGCGACAAGTCGAAGAGCAAGTCGAGAAGCAAGTGTGGGATCAAGCCGGGGAGCAAGTCTGGCTGCAATTCAGGTTTCACGTTAGGCAGCAATTGAGAGGTGCTTTTGATGCATGAAGATCAATGTTGGCAAATTAAGCAAGTTGGGACGCAAGTTCTTATGGAAATTTTTTCTCGAACCGTGCGGCATGTTGAATGGCAACTCTGGCAGCAAATCAAACAGAAGCTTGATGATCGATTGTGGGCGCAACAGGGAGGGGGTGCAGAGATGCAATTGAAGGATGATTGGCGTGATTAGGCATCAAGTCTGGCGGCAAGTCAGGGATCAAATCGAATACCAAAGCTGGAATCAAAGTTCGGATCAAACCAGAATGCAAATTAGGATGCAAATCTTGGAGCAAATCAATTGGAAATTCTGGGATCAAAACGATCAGCAAGTTTGGGATCAAAATTGGTCGCAACTGAAAGATGATTATCATGAATGAACAACGGATCGAACAACAGATTGATTGGCAAGTCTTTGGATCAATCCTGAAAATCGAGCATCAAGTCAAACAGTTCGTTTGGTGGCATGTCAGAAATGAAGTCTGGTGGCAAGTCAAGTGTCAAAATTGGTCGCAACTGAAAGATGATTATCATGAATGAACGACAATGCAATGAGCAAGTTTGGTGGCAGGTAATGATGTGCGTAGATCGGTGCGTCGGGGATCAGACCTTGCGGCAAGTCAATCAACAAGTCTGGGGTCAAGTTTGGGATCAAGTCTGGATGCAACTCAAGTGGCAAGTTGATGGGCAACTGAAAGACGATTATCATGAAGATTACTGATATAAACAAAACGTTTTGGGCGAATGCATGCGCAAAAACCTGGGAGTATATTGATAGAGATATTCGATATCTTGTTGGCGAAGTTGTCTGGTTGAGAGCGGATGGACGTGTTTGGTGGCGGCAAGTTGGGCGGCATGAAGTGGATCAATTGAAAGAGGATTATCATGAGGATTGATATTGAAGTTGAGAAGAAAGTTGAAACTCCAATATGGAATATGATGGTGGACAATATTAATAGCGCAGTTTATGTGCCGGTTTGGTGGGACATTTTAGAAAACACGAGACTACAAGCCGACAAACAAGCGCGTCAACAAGCGAGAGAAGATTTTCATGCATCTTGATATCGACAGAACATTTTTGGTTGTGTTCAACGCAAAAGTCTGGAAGTGTATTGATAAAGATATTCGATATATTGTTAGAGAATTTGTCTGGTGGAGAGCGGATGGGCGTGTTTGGTGGCATGTCGGGCGGCAAGAAGTGGATCAATTGAAAGAGGATTATCATGAATGAAGAGCAAATCTACGATCCGGTTTATGAGCAATTCTGGCTGTATGTCGGACATCATATCAATCGGCAAATCGGGCAGCAACTATGGCAACAAGCCCAAGTGCAAGTCTGGCGGCAAGTCTATCGGCAAGTCGAAGAGCAATGCAATTTGAAAGTTGTTCATCAAGTTATGGATGATTATCATGATTAAACACCGAATCCACTATCGAATCTATGAGCAAGTCTATGAGACATCCAGAAACCAATTAAGTATACAACTCAAGCGGCAAGTATGGAATATAGTAGAATGGGAACAGGTGCAGGATGTTTATTTGCGTGTTGGGTGGCAAACTAAGCAGCAAGTTATGGATGATTATCATGAATGAAGAGCAAATGAATAATCAAGTCGGGCGGAAAATTGATCAGCAACTCTGGGATCAACTCAATGATCAATTCTGGCTGTATGTCGAACGTCATATCAATTGGCAAGTCTGGTGGCAAGTCTATCGACAAGTCGATGAGCAAGTCTGGCGGGATGCCAGGAAGCAAGTTATGGATGATTATCATGACAATATGTAGCAAAGTTGGGTCGATTAGATTCCTGTCTGCATTGCAAGCCGTACGTATCAACATAGCAGTCAGATGGCAACTCAGGAAAGCTATAAACGCTAATATGAATTTCGAAAAACACTTCATAAGTCAGGCGAGGGAAGATTTTAAAAAAGGTGCTTGACGACACCACACAACTTTGCTAGGGTGTGTTCATCTTGAAGAGGTTAAGACATTGAACAGAGGGAGCAGAAAAATGTAAAAGGTTGTTGACAGTAAATAGAACTTGTGGTAGACAATTTGAGTGACGGCAGAAACAATAGGATTTTTATATGCCTGAGAAAATCGAGAGCATGACACCTGAACAGGAAGCACAAATTCCTGGTTGGACTGAGAAATGGGTGAAGATTGGTCTTTCCACTGAACCCGTGGATTTCGAGTACGCAAAAGAGCGTGTTCTGAAAATTTACGACATCATCGAGCGTCCGCGCCCAACTGTGCTTTTTGCAGACTCCCCGTTTGCAGCAATCAAGATGGGCCTGGAACATCAGCTTGGCCGTGAGCCAACAAAACAAGAATGTTACGATGGGATTTCGAAGCTGTATTGCGGTTCTTCGCAAGTTTCTTCGTGCGCTTATATCACCTTCTTCCGTGACGTTCTCAATTGGGAGAACGAAACGCTCGCAAACTTCAAGGTTTTTGAAGAACTCTGTTCTGCCTGTGACAACGTGTGGTGGGAAGAGGATGTTGCTGTGATTGTCAATCGTCCCGAATTCATCAAACTCGATGACGAAGGGCGGCAACACAGTGAAGAAGGACCTTCGCTGCGTTATCGCGATGGTTGGACTGTTTGTTGTTGGCATGGCACGCGTGTACCGCGTGAATGGCTGATGACGCCGAAAAGCCAACTCGATCCGCGTATCGCGTTGACGTGGGAAGACATCGAACAGCGCCGGTGTTTTTCTGAAATCGTTGGGTGGGAAAGCGTTCTCAACCAACTTGATGCCAAGGTCATCCATCAGGATGATGATCCTGAGATCGGCACTCTGCTTGAAGTCGATCTCCCTGACGTTGGAACCGAAAGGTTCTTGCGTGTGAAGTGTGGGACTGGACGATTTTTTGCCATTCCCGTGCCGCCTGATGTCAATACTGCCATGGAAGCGCAAGCGAGCACATGGGGTATCGATGTCAACGAGTTTGTCAAACCAGAAGTGAGGACGTAATATGAGAACTTTCAAGAAAATCGCTGCTCAGGGTGATGTGATGATCATGCGTGTGGACAGCTTCGACCGAAGCAATCTGAAAGAGGTTGCGCCGGAAGGGAACCACCTGATTGTCACGCACTCTGAAACCGGGCACCACCACGTGCTGGATCGTAATGATGCAAGCATGTTCGAAAACCCGGACAACGAACTTGAAGCGTTTCTGACGCTTCATCGCGCGAGTGAGCTTACTCACCTTCGCGACTATGATACACACGAATCTCTGCTCCTTGAGCCGGGTGACTACAGAATCATCCGTCAGCGCGAGTACACGCCAGAAGGCTATCGTCGCGTTCAGGACTAGTAGTGCGTATTGTTTGAGTTGGTAGGAGTAACCGGCGTGGGGAAACCTACGCCGGTTTTTTTTATCAGATGGGTGTTTGGTTATGGTCGGTGCTAAGGATTCTGCATTGCATCATATTGATGCGTCGAGATTGAATGTTTCGTGTCATGTATCTCGTAATATTTACATGGAAGTGTTTGTGAGAATACAAAGCAAGGGTAGGAGACGAATAGAAGAAATAAAGCAGTGGCAATATTGGCGTCAATTGGTGGATGATTTTGATGAATAAAATAAAAATCGTTGATCAAGTCGGGCAGCAAGGGTTTTCTTCTATCGATGCGCAATGTCTGGAAAACGTTCGTCAGAAAGTCTTGGGGCAAGTATATGATCAAGTTGTGTGGCAACTCTGGCAGAAAGTTAATCGGCAACGCTGGCAGCAAGGCTATTTTCAACTTTGGAAGGATTTTGATGGATAACGCGAGAATTGATATACAAATCGGATGGCAAGTCAGAGAGAAAGTCTTGCGGCAAGTCAGGCGGAAATTCGATCAGCAAGTCTGGCGGCAAATTGATCAGCAAGTATGGTGGCAAGTTGGGGATCGAGTTTGGTTGAAAGCCAAGCGGCAAGCTATGGATGATTATGATGGAATTGATATATAAAACATTCGGATGCGGCGCACATCAAGTCTGGAATAAAGTTGCTTGGTTAGTCAATCTGAAAGTAGATCAGGAAGTTAATCAGAAAGTCTGGCGGCAAGTCAATAAGCAAGCCAATCAGCAAGTCTTCTGGCAAATCATGGATGATTATGATGTATAACGTAAAATCATTCTTGGTTCAAATCGATCAGCAAGTCGATCAGAAAGTTTTGGAGCAAGTATATGATCAAGTTGTGTGGCAAGTCTGGCGGCAAATCTGGCGGCAAGTCAATCAGCAAATCTTATGGCAAGTTATGGAGGATTGTGATGGATGGGATGAAAATTGTCGGTGATCGAAGATCGTTTTTATGGTTACGTTCATTTCATAGAGAACGGGCAACTGTTGACACATTTTCGATGGTTTGAAAATTTCACTGTCGGGGATGTGAAAAAATTTTCCACTTTGGGTCAAAATAGACAATGGGAAATTCTAGATATCGTTAGAAAAAACACTGTTTTTAGTGAAATACCAGTGTATGAGGTACACATTAAAGAAGTGTGATTAGTAAATAAGGAGCTATTCATGGATACAGTAAAGTTGATTGCACACACACAGGCAGAAAATGATTATGAATCTCCACCGCATGAATTGATGGCATATTGTGCCAGAGTTTCCAATCCTTCCAATCAGAATAATAATCAGACAGCAGAAAAACTTCTCAACTATTGCATCAAACATAAACACTGGTCAGTTTTCGAAATGGCCAATGTGATTTTGGAAATCAATACAACGCGAGATATTGCGAGACAAATTTTGCGGCACAGATCATTCAGTTTTCAGGAATTCTCACAACGCTATGCTGACCCAAATGAACTTGGTTATAGCGTTCGAGAATCAAGACTTCAAGATAGCAAAAATCGACAGAATAGCATTGAAGTGAATGATGAAGAATTGCATCGTGCCTGGGTTTTGAAACAAGAGCAGATAATGCACGAATGTAAACTGGCATACAAATGGGCCATTGAAAATGGAATAGCCAAAGAACAAGCCAGAGCAGTTCTTCCAGAAGGAATGGTCATGAGCCGTATGTACATGAATGGAAACCTCAGATCATGGATCACATACGTTGCATTGAGAGAAGGACCAGAAACACAAAAAGAACACCGGCTAATTGCCAAGGAGTGTAAAGCAATACTTCTATCGCTGTATCCATTTCTAGAAACCAGTCTGGGTGGAATTGATGTTATGTGGAAGGATGTTGTGTGATGGACAATAGTGTGCTTGATGCTCTCAAAGAAAAACGAGACGGCTATCAACTTCAGATTGATCGTATAGAGAAAGAAATTCAACAATCAGAAACACAAATACAGGAGGCAAAACGACTATTATTACGTGTCAAGAAACTAAAAGCTGATTTTGTTTCAGCGATAAAAACCCTAGAGCCACAAACTTAAGTTCCACGGAGTGCCACCACATGAAACTATACGAATCCTTTATTCATAAAAGCCGCTATGCTAGATTTTTGCCAGAGAAATCGCGTCGAGAACATTGGGAAGAAACGGTTGATCGATATATCAATTTCATGAAGTCTCATGTTGATGAAAAACATAATGCGGCAATCAAGCCAAAAGAATGGGAGGAAATACGTAACGCGATTGTGGCTCATGAAATAATGCCATCCATGCGTGGAATGATGACTGCTGGTCCTGCATTGGCTCGTGATAATACTTGTCTCTATAATTGCTCATTCATTGCTGTTGACGATCCCAAAGCCTTCGATGAGGCTATGTTTGTTTTGATGTGTGGAACTGGTGTTGGTTTTTCAGTAGAGCGTCAATACATCAACAAACTGCCAGAAGTCCCAGAAAAAATGTTCGATAGCGATAGTACAATTATCGTAAAGGATTCCAAGGAAGGTTGGGCAAAGGCTTTTCGAGTTCTCATCTCAATGCTCTATGCTGGTGAAATTCCAAATCGAGATTTTTCAAAGGTGCGTGTTGCTGGTACGCCGCTCAAAACGTTTGGTGGTCGAGCTTCTGGACCAGAGCCTCTTGAAGACCTATTCAATTTCACTATTGCAACGTTTCGGAATGCGCGTGGTCGCAAACTAACTTCAATTGAGTGCCACGATATTATGTGCAAGGTTGGTGAAGTTGTTGTTGTTGGTGGCGTGCGAAGATCAGCTTTGATTTCTCTGTCAAACCTATCAGATGATCGTATGCGACATGCTAAATCAGGAGCATGGTGGGAACATGATGTGCAGCGAGCATTGGCAAACAACAGTGCTGTGTATAACGAAAAACCAGATATTGGAATGTTCATGCAGGAATGGTTGGCGTTATATGAATCCAAAAGTGGCGAACGAGGAATATTCAATCGAGAGGCAGCAATAAAACAAGCCAATCGAAATGGAAGGCGAGACGGAAGTCTGATTCAGGGTGTTAATCCATGTGGAGAAATTTTGCTTCGTTCAAATAGCTTTTGCAATCTGACTGAGATTGTTGCTCGTGCTGATGATATTGATGAAACACTGAAACGTAAAATTCGACTGGCAACAATAATAGGAACTGTTCAAGCGTCGTTTACGCATTTTCCATATCTCAGGAAGATTTGGCAGAAAAACGCTGAGGAAGAGCGGCTGCTTGGTGTTTCAATGACTGGAATCATGGATTGTCCATTGTTGAACAAACCAACCGATGATGTCAAAAAGCGGTTGTCTGCATTGCGACAATATACAATTGAGGTAAACAAAAAATACGCAAGTGCTATGGGAATTGCTCAATCTGCTGCCATCACAACAGTGAAACCCTCTGGAACTGTCAGTCAACTTACAGATAGCTCGTCAGGAATTCATCAGCGTCATGATCCGTACTATATTCGTCGAGTTCGCGGCGATATCAAAGACCCACTTACTCAATTCATGATAACACAAAAAATTCCCAATGAGCCTGATGTTACGAAGCCAACCAGCACTGTTGTTTTCTCATTTCCCAAAAAAGCGCCAAAGGATGCCATTTGCAGAAATGATATCAGTGCAATTCAGCACCTGGAAATGTGGCTGATGTATAAACAGAATTGGTGTGAGCACAATCCATCTGTTACAATCTCTGTGAAAGAACATGAATGGATGGAAGTTGGGGCGTGGGTTTACAAAAATTTCGACGAAGTTTCTGGTATCTCATTCTTGCCATATGACGGCGGCAGTTATCGACAAGCACCATATGAAACCATTACCAAGGATAAGTATGAAGAGTTGGTCAAGGATTTCCCAACAGAAATTAATTGGGGCGAATTCCACGAAGAGCTTGATATGGTAGAAGGGTTGCAGGCACTGGCTTGTTCTGCTGGTCAGTGTGAAATATAGGAGGGATACATGCAAGAAGTTGTTCTAGAATTCTTGAAATCAATCGAAGAGCACGTCAGTTCGAGATATACGCGCGTAACAATTTATCATGAAATGATTCCACATATTCAGTGGTACGATTTGGATTTTGCTGAATCGTTGCGTGAAGAATCTGATGCATATGATGAAGCGTATGATTTGCTCAATGAAGAATCGGATGCTTTTGAAGAAGACGAATAATGATGAAGGTGGCGTTAGCAATAGAGTTAACGCCACCTTACTTTGCGTTATTCTTCGAGAAGTTGTTCACTCTCTTTGAGTTGTTTGGAACACTTCTTGCACATCTTAACTGTTGGTGCAAAAACTTTGTGGCAAACCGGGCAAACCCAACCATTGTTGTCATCAGGCATTCTGTACTCTCCTGTAAATGAAATCTGCTTTTGAGGCACCAGTCATTTGATATCCCATAGAACCAAGCATTTTGGTAATATCAGCGTTGTTTCCTTCTGTAACAACAACTGGTGAATGCTCTTCAATAGTATTTAGAGCACCGGAAATGATCTGTGGCTCGTAGCCTTCGGTATCAAGCTGAATGAGATTGCATTCAGGAAGATTGAGAGAATCGATGGTCATTACTGGTATGATGCCACCATGTCTTTCGGTGACTTTGTGCATGCCAGCGTTTTCTATGTCATTGCTTGGATCGATAGTACACCATCCAGAAGTGGCACCAAGAGCAGCCCGAAAAAAGAAAACGTTGTGTGCTAAATTGTTGCGAACCAACGCATGAAAATTGATATGGTCTGGTTCGAATACATACACTCTTTTGAAGAGGGTTGAATATGCTCTGGTATACAAACCCATGTTTCCACCAGCAGTAACAACAACATTTTTCTGCTCGATTGGTTCTACGTATTTTTCATAGTGAGATGTATTCCAATCTTTCAACGGACCTTCCCAAGCACCAGTATCCTGTCGCAACCAACACCATTTATCGCCATTGGAACCTTTCAATTCTGCGATGCGTTCTTCATACATGTTTTCTTCATTGATCATTTCATAACCTTTCTATGTTAGATGTCTCGCCTGAATTTTGCAGGAAACCCATTGGTTGTAATATTTATCGTCTTGCAATGCATTTCTCTGTAGAATTTCGAGCGTTTCGTAATACGATGCCCAACCTTTACTCTTGCAGAGATGCAGAATTTCCTTCTCGATTTCATCACCCTGTTTAATGTCTTCATTGAGTAATGCGTTCGAGCCAGTATAAATTTCCCAATCAGACTTCACGCGTGTTCTTCGTTTGCGATTATTCTTCTGGTAAGTTTTTGCTTTGCTGAATAGCTTCTTACCGATGTATTTTTTTCCATTTGTCTTGTTGGTGATCAAGTACACAAACCCAACAAATCCCTCTGCCATGTCTTCGATGAACGGCTTCTCTTGATATGTCCACATGTTGATCCTCAAATTACCTCTTGACACGAGTATGTATGTGTGCAAGATTGCAGCATCGATAGGACACACTATGTGGAGAAATAGCAATGTCAGCCGAATACGATCAAGTCACGGCAAGTCTGATGATCAGTGTCATGAAACACGATCCGACTGCACAAGCAACCAAATCGAAACTTACTGAGCGACAGCTTGCTATGTATCTGTTTCAGCAAGCGCACATCATTGAGTTGAAGGCTCTCATGCAGTCGGGCATGGCTGCGGCCAATCGACAAACTCAATTTGAGTTGGACGATGACGAGGTTGGTGCATGAAAATTCTGATTTGCGGAAGACCAAACTCAGGAAAAACGGTTCTGGCAAAACCGTTTTCAGAGTTGATTGGTGGTGTGTATCTTGGCGAAGAAGAAGTCAATGAGCACTACCAGAAGTATTCTGGTTGTCACGATTTTGTCTCTTGTGGCATAGGATACAAAATGCTTCTGCTTTCAGATGGCATAGTAAGAGCAGGAAAAATTGCAGTCATCGACTGCGTTTGTGAATATCAATTCGAGAGAGACAGAATCGATCCTGACTTTGTTGTTTGGATGGACACTTTGAAGGGCGATGATCTGCCCTTTTACACAGAACCGACCAAGTATAACTATCATGTTAGTGCATGGTTTGATGACACGCACAAGCAGCTAATGGATGTTGTGACTGTTTGGATGCAGAGAAATCGAGAATGAGATGAAGGACAAAATACATCGCGAAATAATGCAACGCCTTGAAGCACAAGAAGACATCAAGTGGAGTGTTTCTTGGGCTGTGTTTTTCAAAATATACACGAAGGCACATGCATATGTAGGAGAGCCAATTCACTATTTGGCTGATGAACAAATGGAAGCCGACTTTGTAAGAGGATACACACAATGAGCGATAACAGACGAGTTTTCGTGATCCAATATTTCGATCCATACAACATAGCACATCCGAATTCTTTTCGGGTTTCTGAATGCTCGATTGACAGCACAGAAGCACAGATCATTGCTGCTTCCAATGATCGAGTATACATTGATATGCGGGATGCTCTGTATGATGCTATTCTGATACAAAACAGAACGAAGTCAGAATATGGTGTTGGTCTCATTGACGTTGGGACATTGACACCAAAGCAGCTTGCTGTTATTCGAGAGGAAGAAAAACTTCGGTTGGAAAATTCATTGTCGGAGCAGCCAACAGAAGCTGGAGATGGGGAATGAAAAAATTTCTGTGGAACGCATTTGTGTACACACCCATCTTCATTTTCATTCTGCTGGTCATAACATTTGTTGGCCATGCTTTGGTTGGCATGATAGAGGCAAGTGAACATCCTGTGATGGTTGCAGCAGCATGTGTTTTTGGAGTGTGGTTTGTTGCAGCATTGCTGGCTCTGTTTTATGGAAAGGATTCGCGTCAATGAAAGATTTTCTGTGGAATGCGTTTCTCCACACACCAATCATTGTCGTGTCTGCGCTAATTGGGTTTCTCATAATCAGTGATACGGTTCAAGCCTTAAAAAAACTATCTTTGACAGACATACTTCTAGTCATTTTCATAATCTGGTTTTTTGTATCGTTGGTGTTGTTGTTCATATATAATGAAGGAGTGGCATGAAATAAGGAGTTTTGCATGATTACACTGATTACTCGTGAAGGCTGTTCGTATTGCGATCAAGCGAAAAAACTGCTCAAAGATAATGACAAAGAATTTGAAGAGCGGCATATAGGTCTGGACATCACTCGCGAAGATGTTCTAGAAAAGTATCCCGATTGTAAGGTGCTGCCAATTGTGCTTGTCGAAGGCGAGTGCATTGGTGGCTATCTTGATTTGTTGGATTACATGTTTCCGTCGATGGGAGATCAATAATGGAAAAGTGGCGAAATGAGTTAAACCAGAATGCAATGTCTGGTTCTGAATTGATGATGACTGAATTGCACCGACGCGTCGATGAAAAGCTTCTGGATAATTTTCAGATCATACTTTCGCGACCAGAGTTGCATGAATTGGATGAAACCAAATTTCGAATTCTGTGGTGCCATGATTTGCCAGAAGACCCGCAGGTTGCAAATTTTCTGAAAGATGGCGGCTGGTCTAGATTTCACCAGTTCGTCTTTGTGTCTGTGTGGCAGTGTCAGCGGTTTATCGAGCGATACAACATACCGTGGGGCCGGTGCATGGTTTTGCGAAATGCAATCGATCCTATCGAAGTTGATATGGAAAAAAAGTGGGACTTCTCCGATCCAGAGAAGGAAATTCGTCTAGTGTATCACACGACACCACACCGAGGATTGCATTTGCTGGTTCCGGCATTTGAGCACTTGGTGAGTCAGTACAAAAACCTGCATCTTGACGTTTTCTCGTCGTTTCAGATTTATGGCTGGAAGCAGCAGGATGAACGCTTTAAGGAACTCTTTGATCGCATCGAAGCGCATGATTCCATGACATACCATGGCACAGTTCCAAACAATGAAGTGAGACAGTTTCTTGCAGAGACGGCACACATATTTGCATATCCTAATATTTGGCCAGAAACATCATGCCGATCATTGATCGAGTCGATGGCATCTGGTTTGATGTGTTTGCATCCGAATTACGGTGCTTTGTTTGAAACATCTGGACAATTCACGTTCATGTATCATTATTCAGAAGATCAACAAACGCACGCTGGTCTCATTCATCAAGTAATGATGAATTCTATTGATCTCATTCGAGAGAATGATCCTGCGTTGATTTCCAAATTGATTGGTCAGCAGATATATGCAAATGTCAATTATTCCTGGGATGTTCGTGCGAAAGAATGGGAAGGGTTTTTGCAAAACATTATTGCTTCCAATCCGCCAAAAGAGATCGAACACAAAAAACCAGAAAGCACATTCAGCTATCAGGTGGATTATTAATGGCCAGAAAGGCAACCATAGAAAAAAGCATGCTTGGCGAAGAACCGTCTTTTGACGGCATCGCCAAGCGATACCAAATAATCAATGCGCTGAATTACTATGCGTATCTGTATGCTGTGCGTGATACAAAGAAGTGGATCATTCAATGGATGCAGAAAAATGAGTATGATGCAGAAACCATCACTGCATACAACGCATCCAATCATGCATCAATAACACAAACAATGGCATCTATTGCCAGAATGTTGACGCGTGGTTTGCACGATGATGATTTGAGAAACATGCTTGTGCAAAATATCGAAAATGTTGTTCAAGACGCAAAAAAAGAGATACAACCTAAAGTTGCAAAGACGCCAAGACGACAACTTAACATGGTGGTGTGTGAAATCGATGATCACTTAGATGCTTTCTATCGCTCCGGCTACAAAACTTTGCCAGAAATTGATTTGTCTCTTTCGTCGGAAACAAAAGTCGCTGATATCAATGCTGCTCGAAAATTGTACGCTGGATTGCTCGATGAATTGCGCGATGGTGAAGGATATGAGCATCTGAAAAAGGCGCAACTCAAGCGATATATAGAATTGGTCGAGGCCATAGTTTCTCAACTTACACTTGGAGAAACTGTTACCAAAAGACGGCAGACAAAACCGCGTGAGAAGAAACCAGTCAGCGCAGATAAAATTGTCAGTAAAATGAATTATCTAAAGGACCATGGCACGTATTCGAGCATCGACCCGGCTTCTATTGTATCAGCAAAAATTCTCTGGACGTTTAATGTGAAGACACGAAAGCTCACTAAATACGTCGCTGCTGATGAAACAACTTTGTCAGTCAACAGAACTACGATCATCAATTTTAATCCAGAACTGTCATACCACTTGACACTGCGAAAGCCCGATGATATTGTGCCCTGTGTTATGACAGATGGTAAGAGAAAGGTGGAACAGCGTATAAAACAAATCAATGCAAAACGCACGCCTCCAAATGGGCGCATGAATGTGGATACTTTGATACTGAGAACCTTCAAGTAAGGAAGTGATATGACCGATAAAAAAGACAACATCTATAAGCTGTTTCCAAACGAACCGAGCGCAATAGAACTGTTCGACGCGCACGAAGACAGCGAAGAGGAAGATCAGTCGATAAGGGATATCGAAGCGATCAACAAAATTCGTGAAGATAGCCAAATTCAGACGCTGGCAATGGTTCTGATATCAGAAATTGGTACACGCCTTGCCGAACTTGGAATGGAGCCAAATGACACGCCAGAGGATTTTTCCTTTGCGGCAGAGGCCATCATTTCATACATATCTGCTCACTATGAGCGTGAACACCCCTTGCAGCAAATTGCTGCCGCCACCATCAGTTTGGTTTCGGATGAAGATGAGAAAATGGTTTATCGTTTTCACCCGCCATCAATGAGCTTTTTGCGTTCAGACAAGAAAGAAATACCCGATGATACTTGTTGATTTCAATCAAGTGTTGTTTGCAACATTTTTCAGTGCAGTGAAATCGCACACAAATCTTGCAATCGAAGAACCTATGGTTCGACACATGACACTAAACATGTTGCGCAACATTCGCACAAAATTTCGAGACGATACGAATTTCGTTATCTGCTCCGATAGTGTGCATAACTGGCGCAAGGATTATTTTCCGTTCTATAAGGCGCGACGTGCGAATAATCGCAGCCAATCTGATGTTGATTGGAATGCGATATATCAAAGCATGGATCGCATTCGAGCAGAAATTCGTGACAATTTTCCGTATACTTACATTCAGATTGATGGGTGTGAGGCGGATGATATCATAGGCGTGCTTTGTTCTGAATTCGATCCATCAACATCAAAAGATGGTGTTGTGATTGTGTCAGGCGACAAGGACTTCAAGCAGCTACAGCGTTTTTCTTTTGTTCAGCAATATGATCCTGTCAAAAAGCGCATGTTGCGTCCCGATTGCGATCCCGCTGAATTTCTTCGAGAGCACATTTTGCGCGGTGATGCTGATGACGATATACCAAATATTTTGTCTGATGGTGATACGTTTATGGTTGATGGAAAGCGACAAGTTCCAATGACCAAAAAGCGGCTCGAAGCATTGAAGGATATTCAAAACGACGAAAACCATAAGTATTATCAGAATTGGGTACGCAATAAGACGCTGATTGATCTTACCATGACGCCTGAGCATCTACGTGAGCAAATACTTGAAGCGTTGCGTCAAGGACCAAAAGTGCCCGATAGATCAAATTTGATAGAATACATGAAGAAGCACAACCTGAGCAATCTGCTCGAAAACCTGAATGATTTTTAATGGAGATACCATGGAACCCGAAAAACAACTAAGCATGCACGAAATTTTGGCTGAGACGGAAAAGTTATCTGCCCGAAAAGATAAGGTAGCTTTTTTGAAAAAGCATTACAGCAAACATATGCACGAGGCACTGGCATTTGCATATGATCCACGCGTTAAATGGTTGCTTCCGAGCGGTTCGCCACCTTACAAGCCGCTGGAAAGTCAAGATGCAAAAACGAACTTGCATCGTGAATGTCGTTTGGGAAAGTTATATTATTTTGTGCAAGGAGGTAAAGGACAGAACATAAATGGCATCAGGTTAGAAAGCATGTTCGTAGACTTATTGGAATCTGTTGATCCAGAGGATGCAAAGTTGTTGCTTGCACTGAAAGACAAGCAGATTCCATATCGAGGCGTAACACAGAAACTTATCGAAGAAGCATGGGGTGAACTGAACTAATGGGAAAGACACGAAAGTATGATCGCTATTATGATGACGATAGCGAGTTGAAGCGCAACAAGCAGGCAATCAAACGTGATATGATGCGGCGCAAAGAAAAGCAAATTCGACGTGCTTTGCGACATCGAAATATCGACGAATTGAGTGAAGAACAGGATATGCGTTAATGCCATATTACAAGTTTCGCAAAGGCGAGCGAACGTGGCGTGAGTTTATGACTATCTCAGAGAGAACCAACTTCCTCGCTGAAAATCCAGATGTGGAACAGTTGATCGATGGTTTCCCCGCTGATGCTGATAGTGTAAAACTCGGTCGTACAAAACCGGCTGACGGTTTCAGAGATTTGCTAAAGCAGATCAAGAAAAGCAACATCGGAAGTAAGATCAACACATTCAAGTAACCAGAGGGCCGCGCAATTGCGCGGCTTTCGCTTTTCAGGAGAAAGGATAGAAACCGACGCTGAGTATGAAATCAAGAACACACAGGAGAAAACGTAAAATGCAAATCGCACAACAACTGACAAAAAAAGCGAAACGGCAGTTACGAAAGGAAAAGGTCACACTGAATACAATGCCATTGATAGATATTCAGCCTCTTACAGAAAATCAGAGACGAGCATTTGAAGCGTGGTATCATGGCAAAGATTTATTTTTGCATGGCTGTGCAGGAACTGGAAAAACATTGATGGCTTTCTATTTCGCCTTGCGTGAAGTTGTATTGGAAAATTGTGATAAGGTTCTTGTGGTCCGTTCTGTTGTTCCGTCGCGAGATATGGGGTTTCTGCCTGGATCAGAAAATGAGAAAATGAGGAATTATGAACTGCCTTACTATAGCATCACGGAGCAGTTGTTTAATCGTTCTGATGCATACGAAATTCTCAAGCAGAAAGAGGCAATCGAATTCACGTCAACCAGTTTTCTTAGAGGGTTGACATTTGACAACACAACGATCATAGTTGATGAGTGTCAAAATTTATCATGGATGGAATTGCACACGATCATGTCTCGCGTCGGTGAGGGATCGCGAATCATTTTCTGTGGTGATACGGCACAATCCGATCTCGATGAAAGAAAAGGTAAGTATGATCTGAACAGAATGATCGAAATTTGTAAGCAGATGGAGTGTTTCGAATTCGTGAACATGACAGCATTGGATGTTGTGCGTTCTGGTAAGGCGAGGCAGTACATCATAGCGTGCAATGCACTAGGGTATCATTGAGGGGTTGACAGCAACCAAAAAATGTGATGAAATGGAGAGTTTGATGAACATCATGCAGTGGCTTAGGCGGCCAAACGAGACTATAAACTATCACAGTTCGCGTGGTTTTTCCTTATCTGCCACGGTGCCAATTTTACTATTGGCTATTTATATCGGATTGATGTTTGGCAAGGATGGTTTGTTGCCAATGATCAAGATTGCGTCGCTTGCTTTGCTTTTCAACGTCTGTGGTTATCTTCAAGCAATCATTGGAAAACGACATGATACTGTTCTTGGTCTCGAATTCTTTCAATCACAACAGCGAGCAACGGTACACGTCTCATTGGCAGTGCTGTTTGTTATGGCAATCTTCGCTGTTGTGCACACTCTTGTTTATGGATCGGCAACATGATTAAGCTGGAATTGGACGAATATCAACACGAAGTGAAACGTGTTGATATCAATGGAACGCGGTTCTATACAAAGGATGGCAACACACCATTGCCATCCGTCACTTCGTTGTTGGATACGCCCGAGAAACAGAAGAGCCTTGCAAGCTGGCGAAAAAACACCCCAGATTGGTCGTTTATCAGCCAGAAGGCGTTGGAGCGAGGAACTGCTGTTCATGAAGCAATCGAGCATTTTCTTTTATCTGGGCAGAGTGAAATCAACATTGATGCTAAATACAAACATCTGATGCCGCCTCTCATTGAGAAGATGCAAAAGCGCATCAAAGCTGTGCATGCAATTGAGTTGATGATGCATAACGAAGACATTGGTGCTGCTGGCACTGTGGATTTAGTCTGTACACTGCATGATGGTAAAACTGTCATTGCCGATTACAAAACCAGCGAAACGAAAAAGAGCACCAAATACATGAAAGATTACTTCGTACAGACTCTCACCTACGCGAGAATGTACGAAGAAGAGATTGGTCGCAACATTGATGGCTGCATGATTTTGAACGTATATGAAAAACCGAAGCCGAGTTGCAGCGTGGTGGTTGCCAATATTAGCGATGATGCTCTGCATTCAGCACTATTTTTCATTGAAAAACAGTCGAGGCTTCTCATTGAAAAAACACTGGCGTAGCTAAACAGGAGGTAATGTCATGAGATGTATATTTCGTGGTACGAACAAAAAAATCACAGATGATGTGTTTCGTGACATGGCAAAGTATATGCTTGGGCTGTTGATGACGCCAGAGGAAATGAATACGCTCGAATTGAAAATAGGGTTCGATCATAACGGTAGAGAGTATGCAGGTTACAAGGGCTTTACGCATCATGACTATGGAAATTCCTATGTCATTTGGATAAGACCAAGTATGTCGCGACACGAGCAGAAATTGGCATTTGCTCACGAACTAGTACACGTAAAACAATTTGTGCGTGGTGAGTTGTGCAAAAACAGTGGGCGAGTGCTGTCGAAATCTCTTCAACGATTGAACCCGACAAAATCAAAGCACTATTTTGATGACCCGGCTGAGATTGAAGCGCATGGCAGAGCAATTGGATTGGTTTGTCGCTGGGATGAATGCACGAGACAAAAATCAACCAAAAGGATTTGAACAATGGCCTATCTTCTCTCTTTTCTGATTTCTGTGTTTATTGCGGCAAGCGCACTTGCCAGCGAAGTTCCGCCAATCGTTCCAAACGGAACAACACTGCTTCAAGCAGATGGAACTGTATGTGCTCAAAAGAAATCTGTCGAGAGAGTGAAGGCTACTGCCAAGCACATGATCATTTCGCCCTGGCGCAATCAATACATGAAAACAAAGAACATGCGAGATTTTCAAACAGCCAACGAAGTATCGGCATGGCTAGAAGCGTCAACGATTGTTGTCATTCCGCGCATTTACTATCGCAACACATCGTCTAAAACAGTCAGCTTTTGTTCAGCACGCATACTAGTCAATGGTATGCCGCTGATCATGAGTGGCAACGAGGGGCGCAACGTGTTTCGTTATATCGTGACTGACGATGATACATACATGATTGACTATGACATCGAACTTGTGTCTCCCTGGAACTATCCGGCTCCATTGCGATCCGAGAGATCGTAGCCGTGTGTAGCCACAAATGGCTGCAAAAAAGTTGTTGACACCCATCCGCTGATGTGCGATAACAGATGCACAACAACGGAGATGACCAATGATACTCACCCACAAAGAAGTCTTTGCTAGGCTGCTTGCCAACGAGAACATTGATGTGCAGCACGGCAACTACAAGACTGCTTTCTTCGACATCAAAACGCGCACTCTGGGTCTTCCGGCTTGGAACAACGAAGAAACGTACGACATGCTGGTCGGCCACGAGGTTTCGCACGCACTCTACACCCCGCTGGAAGAGTGGATTTCTTATGTCAAAGAAAATCCGAAGTTTCAAGATTTGGTCAACATCGTCGAGGATGTTCGCATTGAGCGACTGATCCTTCGTCGGTATCCTGGCTTGGTCAAGGATTTCCGCCGTGGCTACAAGCACATAATGGATATGGACTTTTTCAGTGTCGGTAAGAAGCGCGATTTCTCCGTGTTTGACATGGGATTTCTGGATCGCATCAACCTGAAAGCCAAGGCTCGTGATCTGGTGACTGTGGAATTCACGCCAGAAGAGCAAGTTCTGTTTGATCGGTGCTACACCACCGAGACCTTTGCCGAGGTTATTCAGTTGTCAAAGGACATCGTTGCCCATCTCGGCAAAAAGTTCGACGAAGCCGAAAAGAGCATGCAGGATGTCATGATGGACAATGGCATCTCTCAAGAAAAGGATGGGATGGACAGAAAAGAAGGCGAAGAAGACGCTGCTGCTGGTGAAGGCAACGGTGAAGGTGAAGGCGATACCAGTGCCGAAGCTGGTGATGATGGCGTCGGCAAAGATAGCGGCGAGACGGATGGTGATGGTTCTAGTAACGGTGACGGTGAAGAAACCGATGCTGGTGATGATGCCAAAACCGTAGGTCTCAACAGCAAAAACGCTGACAGTGAGTTGGGGTCTGGTGCTGGTAAGATGCGTCCAGAAGAAACCATCACTGATGAAGAATTGGCAGACAAGCTGATCTCGAAAACGTTGCGTTCAATGGAGAAAAACGTCGAACAACAATTTTCCGGCGACGGTTCTCCTGTTGCGCAGCCTGTCTCTGATAAAGCACGCAAGGGTTGCATCAGAAAGTTGACTCTGGGTAATGCTAATACCTTTGGTGCATATGATGAATTTGCCAAGGATAATAGTGCGGCTGTGAACGCCTTGGTCAAAGAATTCACGATGAAGCGCAAAGCGGCGCAGTACAAAATGGCCAAAGTCGTCAAGACGGGTTCGCTCAATATGTCTCGCTTGCACGAGTATCGCTACAACGATGAGATTTTCCTGCGTGGTATGAAACTGCCAACTGGAAAATCGCATGGAATGGTTATGCTCATCGACTCATCGGGCTCAATGAGCAGCGTGATACATAAAGTCATTCGTCAGGCGATTATTTTGGCGATGTTCTGTAGGAAGGCGAATATTCCGTTCGCGGTTTATTCTTTCACTTCAGGGGGAGCTTTTTCCCCTTCACGAAGTCTTTCGGACGACAAAGCAATAGCAACTCTCGATATGCGTTCTGTGAATGTGTTGGAGTTGTTGTCCAGCGAAATGAGCAAGAACGAATTCAAGGCTGCTTGTAATCATCTGATTGGCGCTAGAATGTCTATGGGCGGTACTCCAATGTTTGAGGCACTGATCGCACTACAACCGGCTGTTAAGGAACTCAAAATTCGTCACAATCTTGATAAGATGAATATGGTTGTTTTAACAGATGGTGCGCCTCAGTGGATGTCTCAATACAGTGCAACTGGAAGACGCGAACGCGCGGATCGTGTCATGCTCGATAAGCGCACGATGCTGTGCGTTGATAGCAATACGGATTTTAGAAATGCTATCAGCAAATTCACCAAGGGCATCTATGATTGGTATCGTAAAAGTGGTGCTGTCGATACAGTCACGCATTTCATCCTGGCTGAAAGAAGTCAAGCCATGATGATGGGACTGGAATGGAAAGCTGATGCAGAGCCGATGGTTGAAGACGATGTTGATGGTTATGATCGTCGCTTCAACATTCCTGTCAAGTCGGCATCGCTGAATGCTTTCACGGAAGAACTGGAATTCGATCCAACTGCGACAAAAGGCAGGATTATCAATGCCTTCAAGAAGCACGCTGGTTCTAAGCGTGGCACTCGGATCATTGTGAACAAATTCATTGATCTGATTGCATAAGAAAGTTGGGCTTCGGCCCAACTTTTTTCTTGACTTCCTCTCCCAGACATGCGATAACTAATCATCAACAACGGACAACACGAGACTTAAGGAACATCAAATGACCACTTTGACTCAAACCGAAAGCACCATTCTCGACACACTCGCCAACGAATACCCGCTTGGTGATGTTCGCACTCGCGACATCAATGAGATGTGTGCCCGTCTCGGCGCGCACCCAACTGTGGCAAAGTCGCTGCAAAACAAGATGCAGAAAATTCACAAAGGCTTCTACAATTTCAACGCTCTGATCGTTCCCATCGAACGGAAGCCACAAACCGAGGTCGATGAAGTTTCCAAGGCTGACGTGTTTCAGAACACCCCGCAAATTCGCGAAGAGATTTTCGTGCCAAATAAGAACAACCTCTACGTCAAGTGGGGACATGCCAAGGACGTTGAAAAGATCATTGCATCTGGCACGTTCTATCCGATCTGGATTGCTGGTCTCTCTGGCAACGGCAAAACCTTCATGGTCGAGCAGGCATGTGCACGGCTTGGTCGTGAAATGCTCCGTGTTCAGATCAGCGAAGATACTGATGAAGACAGCTTGATTGGTGGCTTCCGTCTCGAAAATGGCGCTACCGTATTCTCAGAAGGCCCTGTGGTACGTGCGATGAAACGAGGCGCGGTTCTGCTCATTGACGAGATGGATCGGCCTGAGCGCCCTTTGATGTGCCTTCAAGGCGTTCTGGAAGGCAAGCCGATCCTGATCAAGAAGACTGGCGAACTGGTACACCCTGCCCCTGGCTTCACGGTGATCGCAACTGGCAACACGTTGGGCCGTGGTTCTGACGATGGCAAGTTCATCTCTGCGCGAATTCTCGACGAGGCTCTGATGGAGCGTTTTATCCTGACGTTCTGCCAGCCTTATCCGACGCCTGCTGTCGAAAAGCGCATCATCATGAAGCACATGGATCATGTTGGTAAAGTTGACGAGGAATTCGCGGACAAGCTGGTTCTTTGGGCCGATGCAATTCGCAAGACATACGAAGATGACGGTGTTGAAGATGTCATCACAACGCGTCGTCTCTGTCACATCGTTCAGACGTATGCTATCTTCGGTGATCGTATGAAGGCAATCGAACTGTGTGTATCTCGCTTCGAGGCGGACAGCAAGACGGCATTCAAGGACTTGTATTCGAAGATCGATGTCAATGCCAGCAACGAAACACCCACACCAACATCAAATGATGATGACGAAATTCCCTTCTAGGGACACACAAAATAGGCGGTTTGGTCAAAACACCAAACCGCCTGACGGAGAAATTGATATGTCAATGACAAAGAAGACGCTGGAAGCAGAATTGATGTGTGTTAGGGCTGAGAGGCAACGAGCACAGGAAGCGTGTGAAAAGATGGGAGACAAGATCACTGAATTGCGTACTGCCATAAAAGAAATTTTGTTGGAAGTGCTTTTGCAAGACGAGCCAAGCGTTGACAGAATTCATGACATTTGCAACAAGACGTTGAAAAAGTGAAAGGAAACTGGAATGGACAATAAGAATTTCGTTGAAGCATCACTGAACATAGTCGTTTTGGTGATTTTGCTTGTTGTTTTGTTGTCAGCGGGAGTTAAGCTATGGTTGTGAGATATGCAATGCTTTTTCTGGCGATTTTGTTTATTGCCATTCTCTCCGCACCGTCGCATGGTCACGAGTGGTATGACGCCGACTGTTGCAATAAGCAGGATTGTGCACCAGTGTTGAAGGCAAAACGTGTAGTTGTTTCACAACATGGCCAGGAGCCAATTGCTGGGTGGGAAGTGACGACGAAGCATGGGACGGGAGTGTTCTTCGACACACAACCAGCAGGAGACTTACGCGTTTCGAAAGACAATAAAATGCACGCTTGCATTCTAAATGTCGAGGGATATCAATACGTTAGGTGTCTCTATATTCCAAACACGCTTTGAACGGAGTTGTTATGCAGGATAGATATTATTCGGAAACATATCGCGGAAAGCACATAGCATTGTTATGGGTGAGTGGTGCGTATAATGTCTTCATCGATAAGGAATACATTCCTGGGTGGCGCATGACTGATATAAATACTGCGATGAAGATATGTCGTTCCTGGGTTGATGATAAGCTGAGATAGAATAGGCGCTGGTTGAGTTCCGTTGTTGATGTTCCTGCTCAACTGGCGTCTTTTTTTAGAAGGGTTTCGAAATGAAAGCGATACCATATGTCGGAAAACACGCAATGTTGGATTTGCGGTGGGAACCAGAATTGAACCAAGTGTGTTTTTCCAACAACTCAGCAATTCTGATGAATATCATGGAACGTGCTGTTCTCGCAGAAGGCGCAACCATTCTGTATAGATCGGTTAACGATTTCCCCGGCGAGAATTCTGATTTTGGTGGGTTCACAGGAATGCTAGTCTTGTCAGAAAGCCATGCATCCGTCCATACATGGCCAGAATACAATTTGGCCACTCTGGATGTCTATATGTGCGGATCGTGTGATGCTTTTGAATGCATCCAAAATATCGTTAAATATCTAGGAGAAGAAGGCCATGCCCCGTCGCACAAGTTCCAAACGAAAATACATCGAGGATTTCACCACGAAGCACCTGGATGACTTGCAAATCGTCAAGGAAAATGGTATAAGCGTTGATGACGATGGCATTTCGTTGATGTTCTGGTGTGAAGGCCAGGAGTTGATGAATGAAATGTCAGCAGAGCAAATCGAGTTGTTGACGAGCATGTTTGGTGCACCATCGCTGTATGAAACAGACGGCAACAAAATTATTGGCCTAACATATAACATGGATTCAAAATGAGCAGAACAAGCGACGAATGTTTGCTGGAAATGATGTATGCTTTGCAGCAAGAATCTCTTTATGTTCGACGGGTTACAGCACCGAAGGGAAGTAAACAAACTTATTATTATCAGGTGGTTGACTCAAATCGACCCGTTGAATATTCGATACACGCTGCCGAGTTCCTATCGCCGTTCTGCAATGGGCTTGAAGCCACGGAAGAAGAACTGCATGAAGATGAAGCTGTTATACGAACATACAGCAATTTCAAGTACATGCAATATGATGTTGATTGTGCAGTTAGAGGATTGGGACACAAATAATGTTCACACACAGTAGTTATGCAAATCATGAAAAAGTATTCATGTTCAATGGGTTGGGTGGTCGGCTACGTGGCATGATTGCCATTCATGATACGACGCTAGGACCAGCGGTTGGTGGTTGTCGCTTTGCAAAATATGACAATCCAAATGATGCTCTGCGAGACGTACTGCGTTTGTCACATGGGATGACATACAAATGTGCTGCTGCTGATCTTCCGTTGGGGGGTGGGAAAAGTGTAATACTTTCAAACACTTGGGATGGAAAAGATCGTAAAGAACTTTTCGAGTGTTTCGGTGAACATGTTAATCAGTTGGCTGGGCAATATTACACTGCCGTTGATTTTGGCTCAACCCTGGGCGATATGCGTGCCGTGTCTCGAACGAGTGAATATGTTTGTGGCGTAGCAACGCCAATTTTGGAAAGCACAGCACGCGGTGCATTCAACGCAATTCTCGCCGTTGCGGAGTTTAACGGTTGGGATTTGACGCAAAAAAGCGTTGCAATTCAAGGGGTTGGCAAAACCGGCTATGCGTTGGCGAGACTTCTTCACAAAGTCGGTGTTGGACAATTGTTCATCTCCGATATAACGATTGATGACGACATGCCAAACCTCGGACAGACAATGGCGACAGAATTAAACGCAACGGTTGTTCACTCAAGTGAAATTCTTTCGACGGAGTGCGATATTTTGGCTCCGTGTGCGCTTGGTGGAATTCTGACAAGTGGTGTTATTGCACAGTTGCAATGCAAGGCAATTTGTGGAATTGCAAACAATCAGCTTGCAGATGACGACTTGGCTAACGCATTGAAAACAAAGGATATTTTGTATATTCCAGACTTCATTGCCAACGCTGGTGGTGTGATTGCAGCGGCCAACTACGTCACGAAACAAGATCATATGCGCGAGATTGACAACATCAAGCATCGCGTTTTGTCGATACTTGAAACAGGCGCGGTGACTGGCAAAACACCATTGCATGTTGCTAAAAGCCGCGTCAAAGCCAAGCTGAATTTGGCAAAGGCAATATAGCCGAGTTAGCACAACTGGTAGTGCACCTGATTTGTAATCAGGTGGTTGGGGGTTCAAGTCCCTCACTCGGCACCATACGCGTGTAGCTCAACGGTAGAGCCAGTGGCTCATAACCACTAGGTTGCTGGTTCGAATCCAGCCACGCGTACCAATTCGCAAAAAAGTTGTTGACATGCTCCTTTGGATGTGCGATAAATGATCATCGAACAGCGAAAGGAAACACAATGAGCAAGTCAGTCGAACAACTCTTCGCAGAGCTTCAAGAAACAAGCACCATCTTCTCGGTGACTACTCGTCGCAAGCACGACAAGGTTGTTGCTGGTGAAGTCGTGGAACCGGCGGGTGCTATCTACACCAGCACATATCGTTTCGGCGTGCCTGCTACAAAAAAGGCTGCTGGATATCGTCTCGCGGAAGGCGTTCGAGCAGGAAGCGATGCTGCGAACAATGTCATTACGGTATATGACATGCAGAAGAAAGATCGTGACGGCAACAAGGGTGCGTTTCGTCGCATCAGCCTGGATGGCGTGGAAAGCATCAAAGCCAGTGGCGTCGAGTATATCGTCGAACACGATGGTTATCAGTGGGTTGCTGTTGAGGCGTAATGCCTCTCGGGGTATAGCTCAGCTTGGTAGAGCACTTGCTTTGGGAGCAAGGGGTCCGGGGTTCAAATCCTCGTGCCCCGACCAGCAATTGGATAGCGATTATGAAGATTGAAGAGCAAATCAGGCGGCAAATCGATTGGCAAGTCTGGCGGCAAGGCGAGCAGCAAGTCGTGCGGCAAGTCAGGTGGCAAGTCAATAATAAAGTCTGGCAGCAAGTCTGGCGGCGAGTACGGTGGCAAGTCTGGCAGCAAGTCAGGTGGCAAGTCCGGTGGCAATTGGAAAAAGATTATGAAGATTGAAGAACAAGTCGGGCGGCAAATCGATTGGCAAGTCTGGCGGCAAGGCGAGCAGCAAGTCGATTGGCAGAAGAGAAAGCTGCCAAGCAAGCCAAGCTTGCCGAGATCAAGCGGAATTCCAATTGGGTTGGCTATCCTGGAAAGCGCTTGGCGAGCAGGGTAACGTGTGAACACAAGCACCACTACGAAAGTCGCTATGGCGGTGGGGTAATAACAACGCTCCGCGACGAAAACGGCAATTGCATCAAAACCTTCGGCGTTTGTCGTCTAGCAGTCGGTGATACGGCGGATGTGGTGTTCACGATCAAGGAACACAGCGAATGGCGGGATGAGAAGCAGACCATCGTGACGCGCGTACAGGTTCGTTGAAAAATCTCTTGACTTCATCCGATGATTGGCATATGATCTAATCATCGGATGAAGAAAGGAACACAACATGATTGACATGTATTTGTACGTAGCGCTCCTGACGAGCGCATCGGCACTTGCTCTCAGTGCCGCCATGTGGCGCAAGAGCAGCAAGAAGAAGAACGAAACCGAAAGCCCCATCGAGGGTTATTATGATGCGGTAGATGCAAAACCATCCAACCGCAACGAACTGATCAGCAGAACGGCACCAACCGCATTCGAAGGCGAGCCGCGTCTGACTGACGAAGAAGTCGATAAGAACATTCGCGAGAGTTTTGAAATTCTCTCGTATCTGATCGATGATGCACTCAAGGGTGGGCTTCGCAGCATGATCGTTGCTGGTCCTCCTGGTCTTGGAAAGTCGTTCAGCGTCGAAGAGGCGCTGGCAGAATGGGATGCGAATGGTGAGCGACATTCGCTGATCAAGGGTTATGTCAGGCCGACTGGTCTTTATCGAATGCTTTACAAGCATCGGCATGCTGGTGAAGTGATTATCTTCGACGACGCTGACAGTGTATTCAATGACGAGACCAGCTTAAATATCCTCAAGGCTGTTCTGGATACGAGCAAGAAGCGCAACGTGAGTTATATGTCAGAGCGGAGAATGAAAGATGACGACAATGGTGAAATGATCCCCAAAACCTTCACTTTCGAAGGCACAATCATTTTCATCACAAATCTGGATTTCGATGCGATGATTGAACGTGAACATCGCAACGCACCGCACTTCAAGGCAATGCTCTCACGTTCACACTATATCGATCTGGATATGAAAACGAGGCAAGACTACATCGTTCGCATCAAGCAGGTGATCCGTGAAGGCATGCTTTCTTCAAACGGGCTAAGCCCTAACGAAATCGAAGATGTCATTCACTTCATCGAAAAGTATGCAAATCAGTTGCGTGAATTGTCTCTACGAACCGCGATTAAAGTCGGAGAAATTCGTCAGAGCGGACAGGGCAATTGGTTAAAAATTGCACGCGCAACGACATGCAGGAAGCGCTAATATGACAGAAGGGCAGTATAACGACATACAGGTTGGTGACACCGTTTTCCATGCAATTGCACCACACCGGCTATGGATCGTTGTCTGCCCTTCTGCATTGGGCGGGTGGGTTGTGATGACAGAGAAAGGCATTCGGCAAATCACTAGACTGATTAATTATGCTGAATGGGAAATGCACACGAGGCGCAATTCTCTATTGTAGGGTGTCCTGGGCAATGCCCGAAGAGTTCCATTTCAATCATCCGATGGGGCACCCTACAATAGAGAATTGCTAGGCATGTAGCAGATGGCAATTGGGATAAGATTATGATGAACGAACAAGTTAAGCGACAAGTCACACACCAATTCTGGCGGCAAGTCAATCAGCAAGTCTGGGATAAACTCAGGTATCAAATCTATGATCAAGATGATTGGAAACAAATCAGAGAACAAGTCTGGTTGCCACTTAGGATGCGTGTTGAATGGGATGTTGAGGTCCAAGTCAGGGGGTGCATCGCGGCGCGCATCAAGCCACAACTGAAAGAAGATTTTGATGCATAACGAAAGGATTGATAATCGAGTCAGGCGGCAAGTCAGGCAGCAAATCGGACTGCAAGTCGAGGAACAAGTCGAATGGCAATTCAGGCGGCAAGTTTGGTGGCAAGTCTGGCGGCAAGTTGAGGATCGAGTCAGGCGGCAAGCGAGGCAGCAAGTCAGAGATGATTATGATGAGTAAAGAACAAGTAGATAAGCAAATTTGGCCGCAAGTTGAGGATCAAGTCTGGCGGCATGTTTGGTGGCAGGTTTGGGAGCAATTGGGTGAAGACTATTATGATGAGTGAAGATCACCAAATCAAGCATCAAATATATCAGCGAGTCGGGCAGCACGTCGAGCAGCAAATCATGTGGCAAGTCGAGCGGCAAGTCTGGGTGCAAATCTGGTTGCAAGTCTATAGGCAAGTATGGTCGCACGCCTGGGAGCAAGTTTATCTGCAAACCACACAACAATTGGATGAAGATTATTATGACGATTGAAGATCAAGTTGAGCGGCAAATCCGGTGGCGAGTCGGGTTGCAAGTCAGACGGCAAGTCTGGGATCAAGTCTATCGGCAAGTCTGGGATCAAGTCTATCGGCAAGTCGGGTGGCAAGTTTGGGAGCGAGTTTGGAATCACGTCTATTGGCAAACCGGGTGGCAATTGGAAGAAGATTATCATGACGATTGAAGATCAAGTTGAGCGGCAAATCAGACTGCAAGTCATGCGACAAGTTGATCGGCAAGTCTGGCAGCAAGTCTGGCTGCAAGTCGGACGGCAAGTCTGGCGGCAAGTCTGGGAGCAAGTCGGGCAGCAATTGAAAGAAGATTTTTATGATGAGTGAAGATCAAGCCGAGCGGCAAGTTGAGAATCAAATCCGAGTCTGGGAGCAAGTCGGGTTGCAAGTCAGACGGCAAGTCGGGTGGCAAGTAGATAGCCAAGTCGCGCGGCAAGTCGGGTGGCAAGTTTGGGAGCGAGTTTGGAATCAAGTCGAGTTGCGAGTCGGGCGGCAATTGAAAGAAGATTATTATGAATAGGTTGTTGTCTCTGTTTCTTCATACATCAAGAGGCGTTGTCGATGTTAAGACATTTGCAATCTTTGGTGAATTGCAGGATATTTTTCGATGAGAGGCTTTGTTGATCTTATTTTGAGTGATATCTTGCTCAATGCGAATTGGTCTGTTGGTGTTCTTTCACACAACGTATTTGCTTCATTCATTGTGAATATGGTTTTTGTACCCGTTGAAAATATAGTAAACCTTGCATGTAGGGATAGTATAGTCGAAGGGCTGGAAGATGATTTCGAGTCATAAATGTGTGCGAAAAATTACACACGCAACCTACTATGTTGCAACCAGCGCGGATTGCACTAGATATTCTAATGATGTGTGGGTGAAAACATTTGGTAATGTTTTTCAGAATACAAGTTCCGCTCAACGTTGGAAAGAAGTGCAACTATTGGAGGATTTTGATTATGAAAAATGAGCACGATAACAACAAGTACATATCATGGTATCTGGCAGCCATGTTGATTTTCTTTTTGAGTGTTGCTATATACCAAAGCGTGATGTATACTCCACCATATGACGTAATTCATACGTTACCGTAACGAAAGGACGTTTAAATGTACAGAGACGAATGGATGACAGTTTATTGGTTTCTGCTTCTAGTCGCCGCAGCCGCTTTCTTTTTTCTGTCGGTGGGATTGCTGGCTGTTGAAACTGTACCGACAGATATCTCCACACTGAAACCATAGAAGGAAATTGTTATGAAGTGGATTGTTGCAGGAATTCTCGCCGTTACCATCGCGCTGACTGGTTGCAGAGATGCAGAAGTAGCGTCTCATAATTTGTCATATGAGGCTGACAATTTTCGTATTATGCGAAGGGTTGTTTTCATCAACGGAATTACAGACAAGTATTTTCTTGAGATCGTTGGCGCGTGTTCTATTCGTGCTGACACGCAAGACAAACAACTCGAAGTCACATGCAAAACCGGAGAAGAGAAGTACAAGAAACATTTTCTCGGACTTTCTCACAACGTCACGTATATGATTGAACAGCTTGAAGGTGCTGACGTTAGCAGGTATCATTACACGGTGACGTTTAAGCCGCAAGCTATCATTCCAGAAGTGGAACTAAAAGGCAGTTCGCAGGAATTGCTTCGCAACAGAAAGTGATAGGAAATTGTTATGAGCACACATGCAGTAAATATCGTCGAAATTGGTGATGTCCTTCCACATCCAAATGCGAGCCGATTGGAAATCGTGCCGATTGGTCAGTGGCAAGCAATTGTCAAAAAGGGCGAGTTTAAGAAGGGTGATCGGGCTGTTTATATAGAGCCCGATTATATGGTTCCAACGGATCGTCCAGAATTTTCATTCTTGGCAAAGGCGAATCGCGACAAGCATCGTCTTAAAGCAGTCAGATTGCGCGGTGAGTTGAGTTTTGGTCTTCTTATTCCAGTACCAGCGGAACTGGCGGAAAGGTCTGTTGGTGACAATGTGATGGAAGAGCTTGACATCCAACGATGGGAGCCTGTTGTGAAAATCACAATGGCTGACGAAATGCCACAAGAAATGTATCCATCGACATTTGCACCAAAATTCGACATCGAGTCGTTGGAGCGATTTCCGCACGTGATTGCGGAAGGCGAACAGGTTTTTGTCACCGAGAAAATTCATGGAGCCAATGCGCGCTATACAATGATCGATGGCATTTTTTATATGGGTTCTCGAAACAGATGGTTGTATCCTGATGGCAATCATGTCTGGGCCAGGGCCATAGAGAACATTCCTGGTGTCAAGGAGTGGTGTAAGAACAACGAACGCGCTGTTCTATATGGCGAAGCATTTGGCGATGTTCAGAGCCTGAAATATGGTCGCAAGAAAGGTGAAATCACTTTCGCTGGATTTGCTGCATGTTCGGGTGGTCTGTGGATGGATCAGGAATATCTATTTCAGCAATTGTCTGAATACGATGTTCCGCATGTTCCGATACTCCACCAAGGTTCGTTGGATATCGAAACAATTAAGACGTTGGCTGAACAAGATTCTGTCGTTTCGACCGAAGCTGGTCACATGATGGAAGGCGTTGTGATTTGCCCACAACGCGAACGCTGGCATGCATCCGTTGGTCGCGTTGCCCTGAAACACATTT